GAAGATGACATGAGCAGTAACTCTGCCACGGCTATTCCTAGCCAGCAGTCGGTAAAGGCTTATGTAGACTCACAAACTGGCTTGGGTGGCGCTACGCTTGCAGGTCTTTCTGATACTAACGTCACGTCTCCTGCTGATGCGGCCCTTTTGTTTTACGACACTGGCACATCAAAGTGGATTGATAACGTAGTATCTGGCGACATTACGATTGCGGATACTGGCGTGGCAGCTATTGGCTCTGGCGTCATAGTAAATGCTGATGTCAATGCTAGTGCGGCTATTGATGTATCTAAGACGGCACTGACGGCAGGCACGGGCCTTACCCTGTCTACTAACACCTTGTCCGTAAACTCTACTCAGACGCTTACTGAGCTAGATGTAGACAACATTAAGATTGACGCTAATGCGGTTAAGTCAACAAACACCAACGGCAACATCCAATTATTTCCAAATGGCACGGGCTTTACAGAGCTATACGGAAATACTAATGCTGGTGCGATTCGGTTTAACTGTGAGTCTAATAGCCACGGTGTAACGATAAAAGGCCCGCCTCACTCAGCAGCGGCTACTTATACTTTAGAGCTTCCTAACGCAGATGGTTCTGCTGGACAATTCTTGAAAACCGATGGTAGCGGTAAGCTCAGTTTTGGGGCTGTATCTGTTAATAACATTTCTGGCGATGTGGACATTTCAGGCGAGCTGCTGGCTGACAGCTACAATGAAACATTTAAGCGGGTAACAAGTTCATCTAACGCAGCAACAGTTAATTGTGAAGATGGTAATGTGTTTGAGCATGAGCTGTCAGAAAACACTACCTTTACTTTTAGCAACCCGCCAGCGGCAGGCGCAACAACTGTTAATGGCTTTGATTTAACTATTGCTGCTTATGACTCAGTTAGCACTGATGTTAGTAGCAATGTTACTAATTTAAGAGGAATTGCATTTAACAACGATGGCACAAAACTTTTTGTGGCTGATATGGCTGATAGCGACATTAGCGAATTTACAGTAGCTACTGCGTTTGATCTTTCGTCTACAGTTACTTATGTAAGAAACTTCTCTGTATCTTCTCAAGAAATCAACCCAACAGATGTTGCTTTTAATGCTAACGGCACAAAAATGTTTGTGATTGGAAGACATAACGACGCTGTTTTTCAGTATACGTTAAGTACTGGCTTTGACCTAAGCACTGCGTCGTATGATTCAGTAACATTGAGTGTATCTTCACAAGATACGGCTCCAGAGGGGCTTACCTTCAACAGCGATGGAACAAAAATGTACGTTGCTGGAGAGGCTACCGACACGATTTATCAATATACGCTTACTACAGGATTTGACTTAAGTACTGCCAGCTATGCCTCAAAAAGCGTTAGCGTAAACGCTCAGGACATTGATGTTTCGGATGTTGCTTTAAGCTCTGACGGCACAAAAATGTTTATTGCTGGTAACGGTAACAATACAGTCTATTTGTACAATTTAAGCACTGCGTTTGACGTAAGCACCGCTAGTTACAGTAGCACTTCTTTTAGTGTTGGCTCACAAAACTCTGGCCCCAACGGTTTAGTTTTCAACAACGATGGAACTAAAATGTACATGGGAGGATCAGGCAGTAACGACACTGTGTATCAATACACAACAGGCGCCTCATTTATAAGCGACAGCACAGCATACGGTATGTCGCTCAAAATTATTCAAGACTCTGGAGCATCTGGGTACACCATAACGTGGCCTACATCTGTCAAGTGGCCAGGAGGTACAGCGCCTACGCTGACAGCTACAGCATCTGCTGAAGATCAATTTGTGTTCTACACGAAAGACGGTGGGACTAACTGGTACGGCTTTACAGCGGGGCAAGCCTTAGCATGAGTATTGCTCGAATAATGCAACAGGCCGCTGCTGGCGCTGGTGATGCTGCTACTTACGTTGACGATGTGTTTTCTACGTTTTTGTATGAAGGCACATCGGCAGTAGGAAATGTAGTTACGAACGGAATTGATTTGTCTGGCGAAGGCGGTTTGGTTTGGTTAAAGTCCAGAGGGGATGCTCAATCTCACGGCCTTTTTGATACTGAAAGAGGCGCAGGCAAAATGCTTCAGAGCAACGCAACAGCGGCAGAGCTTTCTTATACAGATGTGTCTTCTTTTAACTCAGATGGATTTACGGCAGGTTTTTATACCGGGTGGTTTAATAGCTCAAATTACGAGCAATGCTCATGGACATTCCGCAAGCAACCGGGATTTTTCGATGTTGTCACTTATACAGGTAACGGCACTGCTGGTCGCACCATAAGCCATAACCTTGGTGCTGAAGTTGGATTTGCCGTTGTAAAACGGACAGACTCAGCGGCTCATTGGGAGGCTCAGCATAGAAGCATAGACCTTTCTTCTAACAAGGGGCTGTATTTAAGTACGTCAGGTGCTTTGGGTACGCATAATAATGTGTGGAATAGTACACACGCTACTTCTACCCATTTAGTACTAGGAGATCATGCAGACGTTAATGGGGTAGGGGGTACTTACGTAGCCTACCTATTTGCCCACGATGCCCAAGACTTTGGCGAAAATTCTGATGAAGCGATTATTAAGTGTGGGAGCTATACGGGTTCATCAGCTGGAAATGAAATAAATCTTGGTTTTGAGCCACAGTGGATAATAATAAAACGAACAAACGCGGCAGACGATTGGGTTATGTATGACGTTATGCGTGGAATGCCTGTTGGAGGAGATTCAGCAGAATTAAATCCAAATGCAAGTTATGCTGAAAACGGTTATTTTGGAAGTTCGCAACCAGACATACATCCAAATCCAACAGGATTTACTCTGCAGGGAACATCAAGCCCATATAATAGCACAGGTTCAACTTACATCTACATAGCCATCCGCAGACCCCACAAGCCAGCATCAGAGTTTGCGGCAGCTGATTTGTTTACGCCTGCTTCTCAAAATTTTCAGCCGGGAATAATATCTGCTGGATTTCCAATTGATCTTATTTGGCACGCTCGCCAAGGCACAGCCAATTACAAGCGGTTGTTTGATAGATTGAGAGGTCCTACCAAAGGTTTCTATACCGACCAAAACAACGCTGATGTAACGCACAGTTTATTTGGTTTTGACAACATGACGGGCTTTGAAATTCTGCCCGGAACCACAATTGATGCATGGTCTTGGATGATGTTCCGCAGAGCTAAAGGCTTTCTGGATATTGTGCCGTATACAGGAACTGGCTCAGCAACAACGGTGACACATAATTTAGGCGTTGCACCAGAAATGATGATTCTCAAAAACAGGGATGATGCGTCTAGCTTTCAGGTATACCACTCCGCTAATTCAGCCGATTACCATTTAGAGCTAAACAACACAAACGCTAGAAACTCAAACTCAGCAGTGTTTAACAGTACAGCCCCTACAAGTTCGGTGTTTAGCGTTGGAACACAAAACAATGTGAATGGAAGCGGCAAAAACCTTATGGCGTATTTGTTTGCTTCCGTTAGTGGAATATCTAAGGTTGGTTCGTATACCGGAACAGGTAATGACGTAAACGTAAATTGTGGTTTTTCATCTGGCGCTAGGCTTGTAATAGTAAAGCGATCAGACTCTACGGGCGGCTGGTACTTATGGGATTCTGCACGAGGCATTGTAGCGGGAAACGACAGTTATTATTTGATGAATACTAATGCCGCTCAAGTTACTAACACCGACTACATAGACCCGCTTGCTAGTGGGTTTACCATCACATCATCAGCACCAGCAGAGCTTAATGCTTCTGGTGGAACATACGTCTTTTTAGCAATCGCATAGGATTATCAACTATGTCTGAATACAGAGTACGAGCAACGGGTGAGGTTAAATCTCAAGGCCAGATCCGGAACGACAACAAGAATATGTCCCTGCCTAAAGTATGGACTGCAAACGTGTGTGACGCCTTGGGCGTTGATCCTGTCCTTGCCACCCCCGCGCCAGAGCCTAGCGCCGCTTACAAGTTAGTAGTGCGTAACGGTGCTGTGCAGGACGCTAAGGGCAACTGGGTTCAGGCGTGGGTAGAGCGTGAGATGTTCACTGAGTACACCGATGATGACGGCGTCACGCATTCAGTCGCAGATCAGCAGGCAGCATATGACGCAGCTAATACGGCAACCTTGGCGGCGTCCGAAAGATCTAGGCGCGACAAGCTGCTGAAAGAAACAGACCACTACGGGCTGTCTGACGTCACCATGTCAACAGAGATGACAACGTATCGTCAGGCTCTTAGGGATGTACCTCAGCAGGAGGGCTTTCCCGGCACAATTTCGTGGCCTGAAAAGCCTGAATAGTGAAAGAAATGAACCCTATGGAAGAACACAGATTAGATCGTATAGAGCAAAAGCTCGACAAGCTAACTGAAGCTGTATCACAGATTGCTCGTGTCGAAGAGCAGATTCTATCTGTGTTCAAGCGTATGGATCGTCACGAGAAAAGACTAGACGATCAGGAGGACGACATACGAGAGCTAGAGAGTGCTGTACTAGCTAACTCAAGCTCAGTAAAGAATGCAGAGAGGTTCTTCTGGGTTGCCGTCAGCGCGTGTGTATCACTTGTCGTGTACATGGTTAAGTAACGTATGTGGACTGCACTAATTAACCCCCTAGCTACTCTGGCAAAAACATGGCTAGCCAACCGCCATGAGCGATCACAAGCCAAGCACGTAGCCAAGATGGAGGTAATTAAGAACACAGCCACATGGGAACAAGAGATGGCAGCGGCCAGTGCTACCTCGTGGAAAGACGAGTGGTTTACTGTGGTGTTATCAATGCCTTTGTTAGCTGTATGCTACGGAGTTGCTATGGATGATTTGAGCATTATGCAGCGTGTTGGTTTAGCTTTTTCTGAGCTAGACAAGTTGCCTGAGTACTACCAGTATCTCTTGTACGTAGCGGTAACTGCCAGCTTTGGCATCCGTGGTGCTGACAAGCTGATGCAGATGAAGGGCAAGTAATATGGCAACTGCTGCTGAAATTAGTGCTCTGTATAACAAGTATCTTGGACGAGACCCTTTACAGTCTGGTATTGACGCTTGGATTGCTACAGGGCAAAACATTGAGCAGATTGAGCAGGGCATAGCTAACTCACCTGAAGCGGCTGTGTATGAAACGTATCAAGCAACTGTTGGCCGCAAACCAACAATGGAAGAGCGGGAATTTTATGTAAACGTTAACCCCGCACCTATTGAAATTGTTGAGCAGGTTTTGTCTGGTACGCAGGAAGCGCAAGAGTTTCAGACTCAACAGCAACTAGATGAAACGGATATGTTGGCCGACACAACGGCTGATGACACAACGGTTGATGATGTGGCCGACGATACTCCTGCTGCGGCAACAAAAGATACCTACACAGTCATTACTAGCAACGCCAAGGGTGACGCCAGCAGCCCCTTTGGTGGCACTGCCGAATCCAACCAGACAGCACAGCTTGTAGAGATGACAGAGCAAGAGCTTCGTCAAGAGTTTGAGGATTCTGGTCAGTTACAGCAGCAGTTTGGCTCATTTGATAACTACATGGGCTATATAAATGACTCTCAAGAGTGGGTGCAGTCAGCCGATTGGATGCTTGCTAATCCCAATTATCGACCTAGCGACATAGAATCTGCTGTTATTGAGGGTGAAGATCTTGCGTTTAAACCGGGTCAAAAAGAAAAAGTTACAGAAAAGATAAGCCAAGATATTAGCAACGCTCGTCAAAGTGGTTATCAGCAGTGGATGAATGAAGGTGCTGACATACTACAGAAGTGGGGCATTCAGGACACTATCTATAACGATGACGGCGACCAGTTTAAATGGACTGGCTCTGGGTATCAGAAAACTATTAAGGTAGATGACCACGCTAGTTTTGCTGATTACGCTACAGCTTTAACAAAATCTGCTGTTGCGGGTTTGCTTACAGGCGCTGTTGTTGGTCCAGCTTTAGGCACAAGCACGTTAGGTAAAGCCGGTACTGCGGGAATATCTAACGTAGCAGGACAGTTGGCTACTACAGGAAAAGTTGACCCCTTGGCTGCTGTAGCTAGTGGAATAACAGCTGGTATAAACCCCGGCGGTATGTTAGCAGAAAACTTTGGTCAAGCAACAAAAATAGGCACAAATATAGTTCCGTCTAATGTTGTAGGCGGTTTTGTACAAGGCGCTACAAACGAGTTAATTAGCAGTGCTATTACTGAAGGAAAACTTGATTTAGAAGGCGCTTTAGTTAGTGGCTTGATAGACGCTGGGGTTAACGCCGCATCAGATTTATTAAGTGACGCAAGCAACAATTCCATAGAATCTGAAATGGATCGTATTCAGAAAGATAGGGCTGTCAAAGGTTTACCCGAACTTACTGAGGAACAACTGTACGCAGCAGCTTTGACCAATGCAAATGTCGGAAAATCTGACTTAGGCGGCTTAGTAGGCGAAGGCGGCTTACTTCCTTTTATTGAGCCTGTTAGCACTGAGGGGCTAAACAAACTGCTAGGTGGTGGCGCATTTAGTCAAGTAGATGTGTTTATTGGTCCTGACGGTAAAGAATATACAGACCTAGAAATTTTAGAAGGAGCTGCTGGTGAAGGTGTTAGTCCTGCTGATATTTATTACGGTGAGGTTCCCGGTTGGACAAGTGGTGTAATAACGCAACAAAACACAATACTGGGAGACGCCTTTGATTTTGCCAAAGAAAACATTCCCGGTGTTAGCCAAGTAACAGGGGCTGTAAGCGACCTACTAGACGCAGCAGCAGCAGTTGAATTTAAAAACACGTATGGCGCTACTCCAGAAGAGTTTCTTGAAGCAGGAGTTTCAATAGAAGAAATTCAACGGATGATTGCGTATGGTCCTCTTGACGAGACGTACAACTTTGCGGTCAACCCAAGAGGAGATTCACAGATGGTGGGTACTTTGTCCGGTATTCCGGGCTTGTACTCCACGGGTGCTAACAACCCATTCTTGGATTACGCAGAGGCAATAGGAGATTCTGCTTCTACAATTGGAGGAGTGGATGCTTTACAAGATGCTCTTCCTATAACTAATCTTCAGGACGCTGCAGCAACAGCAGCAGCAGCAAACGCAGCAGCAAACAGTGTAGCTATTGTTAACTTATCTGGCACAGAGACTGCTGTATCATCTAACACTGTTTTACCGGGAACTAACACAACAATTGCTGATGCTATTTTGGGTGGCTTTATTGATGGAGTATTAATTGATACCCAAAATAACAACTCAACTGTTAGTTCTGGAGGAGAAACTGTTACCCAAACTTTAGATGCTGGGGTAGCTGATACTATATCTAATGTTATTAACACCACAAATAATCAAGTTGCTACTACCACTGATGTAAACGCAGGAAGATCATCTTTTGATGACTTTGAGACTACTGTAAACAACACTACTACGTTAGCAACAACAGACACTGATGTTAACGCTGGAAGATTATCTTTTGATGACTTTGGTTTTACTGACACAACTTTAGATAATAATACTGACCTTGTTAATGATGTAAACGCAGGAAGATTATCTTTTGATGACTTCAGCAACACGTCAGATACTACTGTAAATAACAACACTACTTTAACTAATAATGCTGTAAACAACGCTAATATCTCAGATACTGTTGTAAATAAAAACACTATTTTACCATCTAATTTAGAAACCGTCGTGCCGCCCACTACGGTGCTGCCTAGCGTCAGCAGTGACAGCGGTGGCGGAGGTGGCGGAGGTGGCGGTGGAGTTGCTGCTGGTGGTATGCTTGGAGGAAAAGGCCCTGTTCCGTTTGATATTAGAGAAATAGGAATTACGGCGCAGCCAACATTACAAAAAAGACAGCAGTTTCCTATCACAGAATCTTTATTGGGAATGCTTACAGGCAACGGGAATAGATTAGCATGACGTATTTAAACTTAGTCAACAACGTACTTAGGCGACTCCGTGAAGACGAAGTAACTAACGTATCTGAAAGCACGTACAGCAAAATGGTCGGTGACTTTGTAAACGACGCAAAAGATCTTGTAGAAACAGCGTGGGACTGGTCAGCGTTGCGTAACACCCTTACAATTACGACGGCTGCTGACGACTACACGTACTCACTAACGGGCAGCGGCGACAAAGGTAAAGTTTTTAGAATTATAAATGATACTTCAAATTGCGAGCTACAATACCAAACACAGGCGTGGTTCGACAACGAGTTCTTTGTAAACAACCCAGTATCAGGTACGCCTAAGTATTTTACTTATAACGGCGTAGACGCTAGTGGCGATACTCAGATTGATGTGTATCCTAAACCTGACGGCGTTTACTCGTTAAAAGTAAAAGTAGTTTTGCGTAACGTACCTCTGAGTGCTGATGCAGACACGTTGGCTATACCTAGCAGTCCCGTGATTCACATGGCAGTTGCTCTGTTAGCTCGTGAGCGTGGTGAAACAGGAGGTACATCAACTGCTGAGTACTTTGCTCTAGCTGACAAGTATTTATCTGATGCTATTGCTATGGACGCACAGAAACACCCTGAAGAAACTATCTTTTACACTCCTTAGGAACTACTATGGCACAGCCTCTACAAAGCATTAACTTGGTTGCTCCTGCGTTTCAGGGAATTAATACAGAAGATTCTCCTCTAGCGCAGGACACGTCTTTTGCTGAAGTCGCAGATAATGCAATTATTGACCGACAGGGCCGGCTGGCGGCTCGTCAAGGCAACAGCGTTATTACGACCAATAAGACGGCGTTGGGTACGGATCATATCCACAATATCCATGAGTTTTACGACAGTGCTGGTAACGAAACCATATTTAGCACTGGCAACAACAAGATACTGAGTGGCACGACTACGCTGACAGATGTCACCCCCGGCTCATACACAATCACGGCTAATGATTGGAAAATCGTAAACTTTAACGATAAGGCTTATTTCTTTCAGCGTGGCTATGACCCGCTAGTCCACGACAACAGCAACGGGCTAAGAACATTTACGGTAGCCAACGGCGGGGCCACTAACGCTACCTTTAAGGCTAATGAGGTGCTTGCTGCGTTCGGCAGGCTGTTTATCGCTGGCAACGCTACTAATGACACCATTATTTATTGGTCTGATTTGCTAGATGGCAATGCTTTTACAGGCGGATCTAGCGGATCTATTGACGTTGCAAAGGCTTGGCCTAACGGCGCAGACAAGATTGTTGCTTTAGCGGCCCACAATGACTTTCTTGTAGTCTTTGGCGAACACAGCATTATTGTCTACTCAGGCGCGGATAGCCCTGCAAGTATGGCAATCAGCGACACTGTATCAGGCGTGGGCTGTATAGACAGGAAAACAGTACAAAATATTGGTACTGACTTATTGTTTTTGAGCGACGACGGTTTACGAAGCCTCGGAAGAGTCATACAAGAAAAATCCCTTCCTATAACAGACGCAAGCCGTAACGTAAAACAAGATTTGATTGCAAAACTAGCGTTAAAAACTAGCCCAGCTACGTCTGTGTACAGCCCTGAGAACTACTTTTATCTATTAGGACTTCCTGACAGCAACCTTATATATTGTTTTGACTTACGAGGCCGACTAGAAAACGGCTCGTTCCGCGTAACTAAGTGGCCCAGTGTTGACTTTAAGAGTTTTGCTAGAGATCGCAACGGTGACATCTATATTGGCACTGTAGACGGAATAGGTAAATACGACGGGTTTGACGATAATAACTCATCTTACATTTTCCGGTACACAAGTCCGGGTTTGACGTTTGGCGATCCGTCGAAGCTAAAGCTGCTCAAAAAAATTAGACCGACTATTGTTGGTGGAAACAACGCAGATATTATCCTGAGTTGGACGTATGACTTTTCAGTTCAGGCCAATACGTCAAGGTTTAGAGTTGGTTCATCAACGCCGGGATTTTACGGAGAATCAGAGTACACGGCTGTTGAGTTTACGCTAGGTGATTTGATTAGTCGAAAGTCTCTTAATTGTACGGGCAACGGCTCTGTAGTTTCTGTGGGTCTACAAACAGAAGTAAACGGTAGCTCTATATCTCTACAAGAAATGAATGTATTAGCACTAGTAGGTAAAACAGTATGAACAAGTATAACTCAAGAGGTACAAGATAATGGGTATTCTTTCAGGTCTTCTGGGAGGAGTCGCTAAAGATTTATACGGTGGTATTCCTCAAGAAGTAAAAGGCATCTATACGGATGAATTAACCCAGTTAACTTCTCCTGACATTACGTTTCAACCGTTTACTGTTACAGGGTCAACTGGATCACAGACCGGAATTACTCGTGATCCTGTTACGGGGCAGTTGTCAACTCAGTTTACATTAGACCCGACAGAGTTAGCGTTGCAGGATGACCTGTTAGCTCAATCTCAGTCAATGCTTACGGGGGCTGTTGGTGACAGGTCTGAACGAGAGCAGGAGATTTACGACACAATCCGGGCTACACAGCTAGGCGAAGAAGAGCGTCAGCGTTTAGCTCTTGAAGAACGGCTAGCAAGCCAAGGGCGTCTAGGAGTGCAAACAGCGATGTTTGGCGGCACTCCAGAGCAACTTGCGTTAGCACAAGCACAAGAAGAAGCGCAAGCTAGGGCGTCTCTGGCGGCTATAGAGCAGGCAAGAGCAGAACAAATGCAACAGGCAGGCCTAAGCCAGCAGTTCTTAGAACAGGCCTACACGCCTCAGGCGGCTATGCTTTCTGCCTTGTCACCTGCGTTGAACATTGCTAGTCTCGAAGACGTAGCCAGACGACAACAGGGTGAGTTTGATTACCAGACTCAGCTTGCAAATCTACAGGGTGCTATCGGACAGTCTCAAGGACTTGCTGATCTGTACGCTGGTATGTTTACTGGTGCTGGTGGTCTGCTTAGTGGTCTTACTGCAGCAGTTCCGGGTACACTAGACGCTGTTGCAAACATTAAAAATGCGTTTTTCCCAAGCTAAAGAGGATTAAGTAATGTCACTATTTGGTAGAAGAAACAATCCTATTGGGTCTATGTTTACTGGGGGTGGTATGACCCCCGGACAAACAATCGGCAGAGCTTACGCAGACTTTGGTAGGACTATAGGTGCTACAGCACTGGACGCAGCCAGTAGGCTTCAAAAACGAGCCGATGAACGAGAAGCTGAACTTGTGTCACAACGAGCTAAAGAAACGTTAGCTCAATACGAAAATAACCCAACAGGTCTTCTTGCTGTGGGCCAAGATATGTTGTTAAGTGATGATGTTAATGAACAAAAAATGGGCGAGAGGTTTATAACTATTGCCAACTCCCGTATTGAACAGGATAAAACAGCAGATCAACGTAGGTTGGGTGTCTTTAAAACACAAGTTACTGCTGCTGCACAAGCAAACATACCTCGTAACGACCCTAAAGTAATAGCCCTCCGTAGGCAAATACAGCGGCTAGACCCAACAGGAGAAGCCTTTGAAGACGCTTATCTCAAGGGAAGTCCTAAACGAGAAATAACCACGTTGTCTGAAGGCGAAAGAGCAGTAGAAGTGACTATGGGAACTGATGGGGCTACTTCTAAAGTTATTGAGGACGCAGTGCAAGCCCCTAAAGACCTGATATACGAAACAAAAGTAGACTCAGAGGGTGTAATAACCGTATTAGAAATAGATCCAAACACCAACCAATCAAGGGTTGTTTCTACGCACGAAACACGGGAATCTGCTTTAAAACAACAACAGAGACTAGAAGCAGAAATAAACAGGCTAACTAAAGCCCGGATGACTAGAAACACTGTCAACGAAACTATTGATTTTATCCAAAACAACATAGATAAAATAGATCAAGGAGTGTTAAAGGCTTGGGATGGCGTTGGTGGTTTTACTCAACTGCTTAAATTTATTCCCGGTTCTGAAGCAAGAAACTTAGAAGCAATGGTTTCTTCAATCAAAGCAAACGTAGGCTTTGACCAGCTGTTGTCAATTAAAGCAGCAGGGTCTACTCTAGGTCAGGTTTCTAACATTGAAAACGCGTTGCTTCAGTCTACAATAGCCAGCTTGGATACTCTTAGGGATCCACAAGAAATACTTAGATCTTTGAAGAAAATTCGGGGTTACTACAACTCAATGATTACTAAAGCTAGGCTAGTAGAAAAACACGGCAAAGGTAATGTCCCCACTATTACGTGGCTAGAAGACACGAACTGGACAGACGCAAACTTTGTTGACGCTTGGAGAGAAGACTTTGGTGGAGAAGTTGCACAAAATCCAGACGGAAGTTACACGGTTACTATGCCGGAAGACGCAGACGGAAACAAAAAATTCTATCGTGTTGTACCAAGGTAAGGTTAAACTAAAATGGAATCAAGGGAACTAACACCAGAAGAAGCTGAAGAACTGCTGTCAGTAGCAACTCCTGTTGCTGGAGCGGGTAACAGCGGTTCACCTTTTGTTGCTACAGAAATTACTAAGGAAGACGCTGAAAACCTGCAGAAAATTTACGAGCAGATGCCTAAGCCTGCCCCACCAAGGCCAATCATAAATGACACAAGTACTCCTCTTGAAAGGGCGGGACAACGGTTATCAGAAGCGGCAACACAAAGGTTTCAAAAAGCATCTGATATAGTAATGGAAAGGGGAGAGTTTGCAGAAGGTTTGCCTTTAACAACACAAGTAACTGGCGTTGCAGGACAGTTGGCTGGTTTGGGTTGGGACGCTACTGGAGAACTTTTTAATATGTCTCTAGATGGCTGGAGTTACGCCATACCTGACTCAGTAGAAGAGTCGGCAGCACAGGCTATGCGGGATGCTATGCAGGCGTTTTATGAGCACCCGCTTGGAAAACAAGCACAGCAAGCGTTAATAATGGGAGAAGACAGTTGGTTTGAGTTTAAAGATAATCACCCTGATTTTGCTTTGGTTGTCGAAAGTGCTTTTAACATTGTACCTTGGTTCAGGAGAGGACCAAACGCTAAACCCATAGCTAAAACACCAGAAGGCACTCCCGACCCTGCTTTTGTTGATCCTAAAACACGGCAGGTAAACCGTTTGTCAGGACGACAGCGGGGTATTTGGAAGGTTATAGCGCCCAGTAAAACAGCGTCTCAAACAAACCAACAAACAACAGCACCTCAAGGACCACTGCGTACCCAACAAACTGTGTTGACTCAGAATGAAATAGATCAGATTGAAACGGTCGCTAAACACACACGGGTTGATCCAACGCGCACAGATAGGACAAACGCAGAAGACTTACAGACTGCTATTGATACGTTAGAAGAAAGGCTACAAAAAGCACTAGCAAACGTACAGGTTGAAATACCAAAAGAAAGAATTTTAGAGTCAGCTAAAGCTAGGCTTATAGCGTACCGGAATAAATTTCCGGGACTTGGTATTACCAATAAACAACTACAAGAAGCTCTGAGTCAACTTCAAGTAACGTTGTCTCAGTTTGGTAATACTCCTGCTGAAATACTAAAGGCTAGACGAGCTATTGATGACTTTAGAAGAACAAAATTTGGTGAAGACAGTTTTAAAAAAGCAAAGGGCAAAAAGAAAGCTACTGCTAGGGTTGAGATTTACGACATAATACGTAACGTAATGAACGACTCTATAGACTTTGATGCGTTTGAAGCAGTGCCTACGTCACCCCTGAGCCGAAAAGCAACTAAGTCCAACACGAGGCAGTTGTTGCGAGAACAGTCTCATCTGATTCAAGCTCTGGAAACTATTAACGCTAAGTACCCTGAGGGTAGCACAGTTATGGCTAGGGTTCGTCAAAACATGGCGGCTCTAAACATGACTCTTCCATCAACGCCGTTAGCTCAAGCAGCCACTATAAATGCAATAGGTGCTCCGAAAATGATGGCTATGATGGCTGGACTGTACATTCCTATCTGGGGCTACAAAGCAGGGAAAGCAGTGTTGTCAAAAGCCTACTATCAGAAAGAACTACGTTTAACTGTAGAGGGCATTGATAAGGCACTAAAAGTAGCCAAAGACCCAGAGATGATAAAACAGTTGCGTTTAGACAGAGCAGCAATTATAAACATTTATAAAGGGTACATGGAAGACGCTGAACAAGAAAGCAAAGAAAGACGACCTCCGTTAAAATCAGCGGCTAATTGAGGACTATAGCATGAGTTGGGTAACAGACGCTATTGCTAGAGAAACAGCAAGAGCAGAAGACTTTGATACTGCTATGGCAGAGGCAAGCGGAGACTTCAGTGTTCCTCTGGGCAGAAACATAGCTGAAGCGTTTGCAGACGCTGCTGCACAAACACAACAGGGCAGGGACTACGGAGATCAAGTAATCCCTAACTTGCAGCAGGGGCAGTACGGAGAAGCTGCTAAGAACTTTTTGACGAGCACTGCGTTAAACACTGCCGGTGGTTTTAACAAGGTCATGTCTCCAGTGACAGGACTGTTTACTTCTGTTATGCCTAATTTTGGCGTAACAGAGCGAATTATGAACACCGGGGTTGGACAACAAGCCATGCAGCTTGCACAACAGAACCCACGGGCTGCTGCTAGCGCTGGCGCTATGATGGACATAGGTTTAATGCAGGCAGCTCCTCGTGCTCTTAGGGAATCTTTAAAGGCCGTGGCTGACAACACTCCCACAAGTCAACCGGGGTTTTACGATTCACCAAACCCTTTAAATAAAGTAATGGCAACAGCTAGAGTGGCGGGCCCTAACATACCCACGGCTATAAAACAGGGCTTTACTCCGGCAGGACAGGAAAGGCGCAGGGTTATTGGAACAGGGGACGCTAGAGTACGGGAATACGAAGAAACTGGCGGTTCACGAGACACGATGAACATTCAAAGAGGCAACGCAATGGCGAGCGCCTTTATGGAAGCACAACGTCGCGGAGAAACCTCCCCTCCTCTGGATACTGTCGTAGGCAATACGGTAGAAGTACAGCGGTACGTACAAGATTGGACAGATGTGAATAATATAGATCGTGTCAAAGAAGGGCTGAAGTCCTACACGGACGATGTACCAGACACCGTTGTTGATACGTTCACTAACCACCTCGTAAAAGCTCACGGCGCATCTAGTGATCCGGGACAAACATCATTGGTTATACGCAGGCCAGAAACAGGAGAGTCGCTGCAGGGCGAAGCAACAGGCGTAGCAAAAGCAACATCCCCAGCGGGCATTTCTTCTCTGGCTAGTTCCAGAATAACGGGGTCTGCTAAAGAGGCTCTACCTGACGCTGATCCGCTTGAGTTTTACACTCAGTTTATCTCAGTAGCAAAACACGCCCACGCAGACAAACTACGTCTTGCGATTAGAAACGGAAAGCTGCCTGATGAATCTAGAGCGGTCTTACTTAACAGGTATTGGCGTCTGAAGATACGTGAACGAAAAGGCCAAAAGATAAACGAAAAACAACAACAAGTGCTAGATTACTTTGATGCCGCACCAAAAGCAACTCTAAACGATAAAGGTAACGGAATATACGCGTTCCAAGAAAACCACGCCTCTGCGATGCAGGATTTAGGCGGAGTAAATGATGTTGTAGCTATTGACACTAAAAATGATATGGTATACACAATGATTTCTGACGGTCACGATTTGATGGGTATGAAACCACCCGGAGGAAATGCACTGTTGAACGCTACTCCTATTTACTCGTTTAAGGCCGGAACTAAATCACCAGAGAAAAAAGGAGTTGCAAGGCCTGAAGAAAGCGTTGCTCGTATAGAAGAAATAACAGGTATGCCCAAGCAAAAAGGCGAAAGCAACGTACAGTACCAAGCAAGAGTTATGCGTGACTACAAAGGCAAGGCAAACTTACAGGACTACATCAACGTAGGCAAAAACGTAGCCACGGTTGGTATGCTAACAGGAGGAGCTTTACGTGAAGACCAAGAACAACAATGATAACCACAGCGTGTCGTACACGTCGATTGATTACCACTCTATGTGTGAGAAGTCAAAGGACCGCATCCAGATGATGCAGAAGGAAGGAATGACTACGCCTCATGACCCGAAAGACAAGCCAGAGGACGTAGCCAAGAAGGACGGTGGTTACTCCATATTCTTCATGTCATAACTCACAGTTGTTACCTGTGCAGGCCAGTTGTTGTGACCCCTCAGTCATATCGCTGGCTTCTTCTATATCCCACGATATTTCCTTTGGAAAGTCCTTAACCATCTGGTTGTACGTCTTTTTGTCCACAGGCTCGTACGGTGCTTGCTGGTACGTATGGTCTGAGTAGGGCAAGAAGCTAATACCTGACACCTTGTCAAACTTGTTGTACAACCACTGTCCCACCTCTAGAAACTCCTCATCCCTGTAGTAGCAGGTCATTGACGGCTTGTGCTCACACCAGTAGTCCTGATATATCTCCCACAGATCTAACTGCTCCATAGCACCCATGTCTGAGGCTGTCACAGCGCCCTCAGGAGACGCGATAGGAAAGGAGAATACCCGTGTACTAGGGGACATTAGATCGTCCTCCACAGGGACTCCTGCGGCCTCTAGGACGGCGCAAAGTGGGTCACGAGAGTCTGCACGGACTCTGCGAATATATTGATTGCTGTAGCGAGGGTGAATCCCACTAGCAGAATCGACCAGCTGACTAACAGTACCACTAGGCTTGACCGCAGTAATAGCGACAGAAGGGTTAATCCCCAGTTTTTTAGCCCACTGTTCGTTAGTGACGATAGCCTCATTACGCATCTCCGTTAGCCACTTCTTGAGTTTAGCCTTGTCTTCCCGTCCTGAGAGCACAGGGTGGTCCATGATGCCTGTAAGCGATACGCCTAACAGTGCCTCTTCCTCTGTATTGGTCTTCCATACGTTACGTAGGTAACGGAAGTCAGTCAGGGTAGCCTGTAGAGTTCCAAGGATAGACGCAACTCGTACTTTTCGTTTGAGGCTTGCGAGCGTATCGTCCGACCTGATAACAACCTCTGATAGATTGCAAAACTGGTACGGGCGTAATATTATCTCCGAACAGGGATTCGTACCGAAATCATAGGAAGCATCTCTTCGCTCGTTCTTTGCGGCTTGCTTTTGACTTGCCACTCTGCTAAAGACACCTCGTTCACCAGATCGTGATTCATACAGACTAGTCCATTCGTTTAGAAACGCCTCAAAGTCTGGCTTCTCTGTGTAACACGCAGAGTTATTCGCTAGACCACGCTGGGGTTCATCTACCCACCACTGTCCGTGCTTGCATCGTCGGATGCGGTCGTCTGTGAGGTTACTGAGGCTGATGAGGGCGCTTCGTCTGACTCCTCCGACAACGACGATTTGAGCAATCTTACAGCAAAGATCGTGGCACTCAATGGACGTAAGTTTTCGTCCAGCTGCTCCCTGAAAGAGTTCAATTGTGAACTTGAAAAGATCGACGAGAGGTTCAGGACCACTTGCACGGCCTCCGAAAGTCTTGAGCGGGGAACCTGCAGGTCTAACTCTGCTAACGTCCCATTCGGGAACTTGACCTGAGTACAGCAGTGATACCAACTCCCTAAACGATTTCGCCCATCCGATCTTCGAATCTGCAACATTAATAACTGTGTCGGTTGCATGGAATGTCTCCGCTACTTCTGGCAGTTTGCTGATGTATTGACGCTCTACGCTGAAGCCTACCCCTGTGCCGCACAGCAAGACGTACATCAGTTCGTCAAAGGCCTTGGGGTGGTCGATAGGCAGGTAACTACAGTTGAACCCTGCTACGTTGTCACGATCCAGCGCCTCGCCTGCGGTCATCAGTGCTCGCATAGAAGGCATTACGTCTAGATCGTGGATAGCCTTAAAGATCTCTGACACATCAAAGTCATTCAGAGCACCCCGGTCTGACCAGAAGTTAATGTACCTGTTTACTGTCTCTTCCCAAGTCTCCCTGCGCTTCTCTTCTGGAAGGTAACGGGCGTACCGTGACTTGTGTATGTATTGCTGGTATGCGTCCATCTATTCGTTTACTCCTAGTGTTTCGTTAATGATTGCTTGTCCTGCCATCTGTAGCAGCATATACACCCCATCAGGGTACTGCTCGTTGGACGCTACTTCAAACATTTCACCGTCTTCGTACATCACAACAGCCACCTTTACCTTACGTCCTTCTTCCTCATGTTGCATCGCTTTGACTACAAACGCTGATAGAAACTCTGATGTGGTGATCTCGTTTTTATCTTGATCTGTCTTACCAAACTTCCCTTCTACTACTTTCATAAGGCAACCTCCTTGATGAGCCAATCTAGATAGACACGGGCCTTACGTAAGTCCTCTACACCGTTCTTGTACTCGTATCTCCAGAGGTACTTCAGGCAGTTGCCCTTGAGATACCCCTTGTACTCTTGTGGGTGCATGGACGCCTTGATTGCTTCAATGGCCTCTATCGCCCCTTTGTTGTAGTGATCTGGTTGTGTCACGGGGTTATGCTGATCTTGAGGGTGGTACAACTTGCCAACCGCTGTGTCCCACTCTTTGGGAGTTGCGCTATCAATACTCATTTTCAAGTTCTTCCTCCAACTCTTCCTGAAAATACTCTAGTCTTTTGAGCAGTCTGTCTTCAAACCTGTCCAGTATATCCTCAGACGATATTTGTAAGGACTCCAGAAGATCGTCAGGGTCATAGAACCGCAACAGACGCTCCTTAATTTCTTCTAGTGTCAGAGACATAATCAACCAACTCCTTTAGTGTTTCTATATTATACCATAAAATTTCGTGTTTGTCACACCATTGAGCCATAGTATTTTTGGTACTTTTGCTTACTTTTTGATTAGGCTTCATCAGTACAAATATGAGTTCTTCGTTTTCCTTGAGGCACTGATTGATCGCTCTATACTTTTGCGTGTCTCCTGCGCGAAAATATCCTTTGCATTCAATGTAGTAGACTCGTCCGTTAAGTTCGTACACAAAGTCTGGGGTATACTTTCTTTCGATTCTGTAGTCGATCTGGCACGGCTCGTAGCTAAAGCCAAATGGTTGTAACTGCGTTGCGACATCTTTTTCAAACTCCGATCTAAAGTTCCCTAGTTTAGATTTCCGTGACTTTCGGCTCATTGACCACCTCTGTTAAGTATCTGGGTCCACTTGAGTAGATAAAAGTTCTTACTCCGGGCCAGCAAGTATGCTTGTAAGGACAGTACGAACAACCGACTGCGAGCTTTTGATTTCCACTTTTGCCATCTGGTACGACTTCGTGGCAGTGCTCTGGTGCTTCCGGTTGCTCTACTAGCTTTTTTACGCGGTCAACGTGCTCCTCTATGTCGTAACTAATCTTGCTGTATACAGGAGCCTGTGTGTCCTCAGAGTCATACATAAGGTACGTCAGGTGTCCGTTCTGTTTATCCATCGCTAGCCAGCCAAATTTGGTTTCACCTTCTGAATGTGCATACCCTTTAATTTGAGCAACGTATCCAAACGGATCATCATAAGCCAAACTTCCGTCCTTGAATTTTTTAAACCCAAAAGTCGAGACAGATTTAATATCAGTGACAACACCGTCAATTTTGCAATCCATAGACCCCGTAATGCCACGTACCTCACACTTCTTTTGCTCATCAGTCACCTCGTGTCCTGAGACTCTAGTTAGAAATAAAAGCATCTCTTCGATCAGATGCCCGTACATAAACTTGACGTATGTGTTAGGAGTCATCTCCTCCTGCACATCTGGGTTGTTCACCACGTTCCAGAGGTAACGGTCGTCACGTCCGATGTTTGACATTCGCAGCTTGCGCCCGTCACGCTTCTCTGTGAACAGATTTGACATGAGCCGCTTGCAGTTCTCACCAAAGCGGTCAATCTCTTCGTAAAGATCGACGCCCTCTGCAGGCTCTTTTTCCGACACTACTTTGTATATGTCGTCTACCAGTGAGTAGAGTTTGTTCATTCTTGATGCTCCACAAAACGACACTTACGGGTGTCTGGGTGAAAGTGTACGTATTGAACGTTCAGTTTTTTCTGTATCTCTGAGCGTCCTGTTAGGTTGGTGTTCCGGTTTGACTTAACATCGATAAACTTGACGTTGCCTTCTTTGTCCACGCAGATCATATCTACTGGGCCGGTGGAGCCAGAGTTTACAAAAACTTCGTAACCACTGTCCCACAGCCACGTTACGGCGTAAAACTCTGCTATGTCACCTATCCTGTTAGGGTCTGTAACCTTTTCCATCAGTGTGTCTCCGTCCACGTTGATCCGACTTTGTACTCTCCGTCGAGTGGGCATCTGAGTTCAAAAGAAAGCCCAGCCGCCTTGATGCACTCCACTGCGAGCCAGCCGAACTTCTCTGCTTGTTCTGTAGCCACCTCCGATTGTATCTCGTCATGTACATTCCCTACGAACTTGTAGTCAATGTTGTGCTGTGTTGCGTAGTCATCCAGAAGCACCAGAGCCTTCTTCATAATGATCGCACCAGCGGCCTGTAGTAGCGTGTTTAATGCACTATGCTCTGATCTAACCCAGAGTCGTCGTCCGTCGAGTCCGGTGAGGTATCCTTTCCTAGAAGCCTGTCCAACTCGTTCTCGTAGACCTTCAAGAGCAGGTGTATTTCGTAGAAAGCGTGTCCTAAGCGCATTGCCATCTTTTGCAGTTCCTCCGACGATGCTTCCAATCTTTGCGTCTCCTGCTCCGTAGAGGAAAGCATAGATGAAAGTCTTTGCTTGAGGTCTTGTTGCAAGTCCTGCAGCAGTTTGATTTCTGGTGTGAATGTCGTCTCTAAGCAAGACATCTGTAAACTCCTCGTCGCCCATGTAGTGAGCAAGCATCCGTAGTTCTAGTCCACTGGCGTCAACACCAACCAGCCTCCGTCCCTCAGGAACAATCCAGCAGTTACGGCAGTCTTCTCCGTACTCAGAATTGACTGAGGGAACCTGTGCCATGTTAGGACTCTGGTGTGTCATGCGTCCTGTTACAGCACCATTAGTTATCACCCTGCCGTGTACTCTACCGTCTTCCTTGACGTGTTCTATCCATGAGTTTACTTGTGCGTATCGCTTTTGCAACAAGAGGTATTCCAAGACTTGAGCCGCTTCGGGTACATGATGATTCTCCTTGAGCGTTTTTTCATCAACAACCGGCTTACCTGTCGCAGTGAGTTCCTTCCAAACTGCACCCTTAGCTGTAAGTCTTTCGGCAACCTGCTGTCTCGACCCAACGTTGAATACATGGACCTTATCTTTGAGTCTTTTGCCTGTCTTTTCGGAATAACGTTCCTCAACAATCGGCGGGAAAAGCGCCTGTAAATCAGATTCAATTTCATTCATGCGCTCCTTGAATTTAGCGCACAGGACGTGACACAAACGCTGATCCAGTAACCACCCGTGGCGTTCCTGCTCCTGTATGATCCACTGAACCTTGTGCTCCAGATCAATACTTTCCTGTGAGAACCTATCTAGCTCTACCATGAGGCGCTTATAAACAGCCTCAGTTAGCTCTACGTCACGGATGCAGTAGTCAATCATCTCTGGTGTCAGCTGTGACCAATCCTCGTGGTCGCCCTTGGGGAAGCCTAAGATGTTACCCCAGTTCCTCAGGGAGTGTCCACCAGACCGGCTAGGGTCTGCCAAGCGTGACAGTATCAGGGTATCAGTGACCAGAGTCCTGTCAAAAGTAAAGTCCCAAAGATGCTCAACCACAGGAACGTCAAAGCCAATTCCGTTGTGCAAAACGAACATGGCCGGGGCTTTACGCGATACATACGCTTTGAAGTCTTCTTCATTACAGATTACCTCCGATACTCCGTTGTGGCGGCAGACAACACACCAGATAACCGTGGCGTCTAGTCCGTCAGTTTCAATGTCAC